AAGCGGTACAGCGTCTAACATTTTAGACGTGGATTTACTCGAAGAAGATGCGCTGGAAGACAACGAACTCGATGAAGATGCGCTTGAAGAAGATATGGGGCGATTAGACATTGATCTTTTAGCCGCCGACTTTCTGAGCGATCTGTTGGTGCAAGTAGCAGACACAGGAAAGCAAGCCAAGTCAGCAGAGCTAGATGGAGTTCAGATTGAGGGAAATATCGTTGTGCCTTTTGATCCGCAGCTTCAGGTCTACACCTTTACTGAGGGCGCATCTNTGTACATGGTTCGCGAGGTAGAAAATACGGTTGATCTGGAGCTAGACAAGAGCGCAGCTTACAACATCGACATTGTTACCGCTGGAATCAAGATAGGCGCTGAAATAAACGGCGGGGGTGATAATGTCATCTACATCAACCAATCTCAGTAGATTAGGCTGCATGAGGGCCATTCTCTCGGCAGTTCTCATAGTGGCCTATACCTTGGTATCCCCTGGTTTCGGGTCTGACAACTCGGTAGAAATAGACACCAAAGGCACTAACACCAGCATATATATAGATCAGATAGGTTCTGGCAATACGGCTCGCGTCTGGTGCGGTTTGAGCAATGGAACCTATGCGACGCATACCTGTAGNAGTGCCACAATTGATATTGACCAGAACGGCGATGACAATCTGGCTAAAGCCTACTCTCAGTACACCAATCACACCGGCAATGAGTATACGATCACACAGACGGGTAACGATAACACTGGCTACATTGACGCTGACCAAGACTCAAACGAGATGACCGTCACTCAGGTTGGAAACGATAAGCATGGTGAGATATACATGTCTGGAGATGATAACGTGTATACAATCAGTCAGACCGGGAGCGGAAATCATTACGCGAAATTTTACGCCTTCGGGGATGACTCAACTTGGACAGCTACTCAGTCAGGATCAGGCAATCACAACGCTTATATCAAGGCGTGTGGTAACTGTAACAACAATGATGCCACGATCACTCAATCAGGTAGTGGAGCAAAAGACGGTGATATTGAATTCCGAAACAATCCTTCTGACAACTCAACAGTCAACTTAACGCAAAGTGGTGACGGTGCACACGTTGGCAATATACTTGTGAAACAAGGCGATTACACTGTGAATGCGACTCAGACAGGGGTGAGTGCAAAATCTTACGCGGTAGTATTAGACTGCACATCAAGTTGCAACAAGACGGTTACAGTAAATCAGTTTGATTAGGAAGTAATAATGGCGCATGAGACTAGAAGAAAAAATCTTCTCAAGAAACATAACCTCGCGGGTGTTAACAAACCCAAGCGCACTCCCGGCCACAAAACCAAATCACACATGGTTCTTGCCCAGGAAGGGCATAAACTAAAATTGATACGTTTTGGGCAACAAGGCGTTTCAACTGCTGGCAAGCCTAAAAAGGGAGAGTCGGCAAAACAAAAGGCACGGCGTAAGAGCTTTAAGGCCAGACACGCCAAAAACATAGCAANAGGAAAAATGTCTGCCGCTTTTTGGTCGAATCGCGAAAAATGGTGAGGCTGCAATTTGCAGCTAAAACGGCGGCACTCGTTGCTGTTCTGGCATTGCCACTGGTTTTTCAATCTACTCTCACCGAGATTTTAAAACTCAGGACTTTCGATTACTTTGTATCCGAGCACGAGCAGAGCAACTATTTTGCCGTGCTCAACATCACCGAAGAAGACATTGAGCGCGAGGGCGGTTGGCCATTGCCCAGAGCTCGTCTGGCAGAAATCCAAAATGATTTGATGCAGAGAGGTGCTCTAGGCGTCGGCTGGGCGGTGGCGTTCCCACAGCCAGACAGACTCGGTGGCGATGAAGAGTTTGCGCAAGCTTTGCAAGGAAGCAACAGTGTTCTTGCTATGTATGAGAATCCAGGCTCTGGATTTCCAGAAACCGTGGGCACGGTCATCATGGGAGATCCAGTCGGTGGTTACGCTGCATCGGGTGTTGTGCAAAACATCGAGACGCTGCGAAATGCGGCATCACAAGGGATCGCTTCGGCGCCGGTAGAAGTAGACCAGCTGGTACGTCGCATGCCGCTACTGATGAGAGCACCAGACGGATGGGTGCCGGCGTTTGGTACACAGGTTTTGAAGGTTCTGGCCAATGCGGACACGTACATCATCAGAACCAATCAAAATGGCATTCAAGAAATTATCGTCCAGGGATTGCCCCCAGTAGCGACTGATTCCTTGGGTCGAAAGTGGATCACCTGGGTGAGCACGCACCAAACGACGCTTGTTGAGATGGATGTGCAAAACCGTTTTGTTTTTATTGGCACTGATGCTGCGGGAATTATGCCGCAGCTGGCCACCCCGATCGGATTGCTGGAGCCGCACAAAATTCAAGCTGCTTTGGCTGAATCAATACTGATAACCGATAGTCCGCGCATACCGGATTGGTCGTTGGCGGCAGAATTGGCCATTTTTGCGCTCACAGTAGCGCTTGTTTGGGTTTTGGCGACAAAATTGGGCATAACCCTTGGGGTTGTATCGTTTTTCGCTATTTTTGCCTCTACGGGCGCGTATGGGGCGTATTCTATTCAACAGGGGGTGCTGTTAGACGTTACCTGGACCCTGATTTCCCAGTTTGTAAGCGCTTCAGGCGCGTTTTACCTCAATTTCCGTACACAATATAAAGCCAGACAGCTTATTAAGCAGCAATTTGGTAAGTACCTTGACCCACGCATGGTCAAAAAGCTTCAGGACAACCCTGAATTGTGCCAAGTGAATGGTGCAAGAGTTGATTGCTCTATTATTTTTACGGATTTAAGAGGATTTACAAGTCTTTCGGAATCGGTAGAACCGGAAATGGTGACCTACATAATGAACAACGTGTTGGACGTGCAGGTAAGGGCTGTGAATAAGTTTGGTGGCGTGACTGATAAATTTATTGGCGACGCCGGTATGTTTCACTTTAATACCATCATTCCACAACCTGACCATCACGACCTTGCGTTAGCAGCAGCTCAAGAAATCGAAAAAAACATAAAAGAACTCAATGAACGGTTCAAAGAAGAAGGCATACCAGAAATAGCGATTGGCGTGGGCGTCAATTCGGGCATTTGTATCGCTGGAAATTTTGGAGCAACTGACCGATTTTCTTTCAGTTTAATTGGTGACCCCTGCAACGTCGCCGCAAGGCTCGAATCAAGTACAAAAACTGTTTCTGTTGGAACTCTCATTGGAGAAGAAACTGCACAAAATTGCAAATATTTGTTAAAATCTTTAGAGCCAATTAGCGTAAAAGGGAAAAGTGAACCTTTGAGGATATACACGTATGCAGATTAGTCTTGTTCTTGGTTTTTTGTTGATTGCCACTGCTGGAGGCAGTTACTTCTACATCAACATGCAAAAGGCGCAGATTAGTCAGCTCCAGGTTGAGCTCCAAACGGCCGTCAATAACCAAGAGGTTCTGGAAGGCACGATTGCCAATCAGAATACTCAGTTGCAGGAGCAACTTGAATCTCAACGACAGAATCAGGCTCGTATTGGAGAGCTTTCCGAAATGAATGATGCAGCTCGACAGGAGGTTTCTGAGATGCGTAATACGTTTGCACGGCACGACATGGGCTCATTGGCCATTGCTCGGCCTGAGTCTATACAGAGAATCGTAAACAATGGGACTGCGCGAGTGCATCAGCAGTTTGTAGATTTGACGAACCCAAGGCAATTCGATGAAGCTCCTGATCCTGAGTAGCGCAATTGTTCTGAGTGGTTGCTCCACTCTGGGTAATTTGTTCAGCAGTCCTCCCGCCGTTCCGCAAGTGGCTCAAGTAGAGGTTATAACCATTACTGAGCCAGCCCCCATGTTTCATCCTAGTTTGCCTGAAGGGGTCAATCCCGCAGAAATTGAATGGATTGTTTTGAACCCAAGCGTTATGCGTGAGTATATTGAGAATTACGATGCTGGAGAGGCACCGGCGGTGGCGTACTACGCTTTGACAAATCAGGCATATGAGAATTTGGCCAACAATTTGGCAGACATTAGACGATACATTCGACAGAGCCTGAACATCATTAAATATTACAGGGACAACGATCCCACGCGAGATCAAGAGGAAGAATAACTATGGCAAGGAAAAAGAAAACCGCACCCGATGCATTTGTGTATAACGCCACTCTGGACCGAATAATTGATGGTGACACCTTCGATTGCATACTTGACCTTGGATTCGATGTGAAACTGCACAAACAGCGCGTTCGTCTTCACGGGATTGATACGCCAGAAAGCCGCACGAGAGATCTCGCAGAAAAAAAACTTGGATTAGCCGCAAAAGAACGCTTGAAGGAATTGTGTGTTGGGAAGTTTAAAATTAAATCTCTAGGAAAAGGAAAGTATGGAAGGATTTTGGGTATCCCTTATACAGAAGATGGTGCGGATATTTGCCAAATTCTTATCGATGAAGGACACGCCGTCGAATATCACGGCGGAACGAAGACAAAGATCTGGGGAGATTATTAGGATGAAAATATCTGTAGAGGGCAAAGAACTGATTAAGAAATTCGAAGGCTGCGAGCTCGAAAGCTATCGGTGTAGCGCCGATGTGGCAACAATCGGGTATGGCCACACCAAAGGCGTGAGCGATGGCGACAGCTGCACGCAGGATGAGGCAGACCAGATGCTGACCGAGGATTTAGAAGAATTTGAAGGCTATGTGAATAAGTTGGTTACTGTGGATTTGGAGCAAAACCAATTCGACTCGTTAGTAGCCTGGACATTTAATTTAGGTCCAAAAAACCTAAAATCTAGCTCGATGTTGCGCGTTTTGAATGAAGGCAAAAAGTCGGAAGTACCCGCGCAGATGAAGCGTTGGAATAAGGCCGGCGGCAAAACGCTGGATGGATTGATTCGTAGGCGTTTGGCTGAGTCTTTGCTTTGGGAAGGTAAAGAATGGCACGAGGTTTAACTATCAAGCTATGCCAGAAATTTCGTTAAAAGATTTTGACATTCTGTCTCAGCAAGATAAGACAGAAGCTGTTGCGCTACTAAATCGGTATGACCAAATTGAGTTACAGGAAAAATGTCAAGGTGATTTTATTAGTTATGTCAAGCATTTGTGGCCAGAATTTATTGAAGGCCGGCACCACAAGATCATCGGAAATAAGTTTAACAAGATTGCTCAAGGGAAATTAAAACGGCTGATAGTATGTTTGCCGCCAAGACACTCTAAGTCTGAATTTGCTAGCACTTATTTCCCATCTTGGATGATGGGCTTGCGTGGCGACTTAAAGATAATCCAAACGACTCATACCGCCGAACTCGCTGTGCGTTTCGGCAGAAAAG